ACCTTCATCTTCACTATATTTTCCACACAAATCCATATTAAAAATTGGTGTACTTTGTGCTGTATTGGCACCATTCGTCCAATATATTTCAACATAACCTTTTTGTTGTGATGCAATATTGTAACCAATCCTAGCAATTGACAAACCGTAATAAGGTTTTGCAGTATTACTTAAACTCGCAGAAGTATAAAGTAACTGGTTGTTTGCATCTAAGGCACCATACAATGTATTGGCTTGAATACGGTATGCATTGTTTTCTTGACCAGAACCATCAAAGTTGGCAGTTAATTTGATAAATGCTTTTTCTGTGGTGTCCCTTAAGACTTGATATGTAAATGAATTTGACATTAAGGTGTAACTCCATAACCAGCACCTTTAAAGTTAAATGCTGCTGGATCGTTAAATTGACCACGTTGATACATTTGGTTATTCTTACGTAGTGATATAATTAGCGTGTATGCTGAATTGGCTGTACCACCAGTTGTTTGAATACCAATATCGCCGTTACCTACTGTATTTGCACGAATACCATCACCTGAATTGTTTAGAATAGATGGTAGTTGTTCGCCTAATCCAAACTCACCTTGCAAGTTTAGATGGAAAATTGTTGCTGAGTTTGCATAACCTGATGCAAAAGAACCTGTTGCATTATTACCCGACCAAAATAATTCTACTCCACCAACGTTGGTTGTTGGAAAGTTTACGTAATATTTTACACCAGTAATTTGTAAGTCGTAATATGATAGTGGTGTATTTGCAAATGCATTTGTTGAATTAGCTAACAAATAATTGTTTGTTGCCAATGCATTATTTAATGTGTTGGCTTGTATACGAGATAGATTCATCTCGGCACCAGAAGTACCGTCAAACACACCAGTTATTTTAATAACAGAGTCTGTTTGTGTGTCTCTTAAGACTTGATATGTAAATTTATTTGCCATTTTTTACTTTATATTTTTATTAACAAAATCAACCACCTTGTTAAAATCTGCCACACTTTTGATGGCCATCTCAGCAAAGAGTTCTTGATTCTCTTGGCTCAAATGATGTGTCCAAACTTCTAATATAGATTTTGCAGTATGTACACTTACATTTTTCCAGTTACCATCTTCTAACATTATTGATTTCTTACAGTTATTTTCAACAATGTCTTTAAGTTCTTCAATAATATTATATGACGGTTCTTCAAATCCTTCATTAATAGAAGCGGATAATATGTTACCTTCATATGGTATTGTTACATATTTATTAATCTTATCCACATAGTATAATGCCACTTTCTGTTTATTAGATAATCTTCTAATAGATTTTCTACGCAACACTAATACTGGTGGCGGATCCGATTCAGATGCCTCTACTAAGACACCTCTAATATCTTCATAATCTACGGCTTCCAATAGAGATTCCTCCTGTATTTCTACGGGAGGTAACTCTTTCTTGACCTTAAAATCACCGAATGATTTCATTTATTCTTAAGTTCTAATTGCTGTGCCAGCTGATGGGTGTGCATATCTGTGGCCAGCTTCATGTTCGCCGTAGATAGTACCTTTAACACCATGTTTTAACCTCAATTTAGCAGCTGCTTGTTCGTGGTGTGGTTTTTCTGCTGGACTTGCATGAACCATGTGTACAATATGGTGTTCAGAATGAGCACACATATCATCAGCACATTTGTTACCATGGGGCTTACGTACATGGTTTTCAATAGCTTTAGCCGCATTATGGTCACTACTTCTGTGCATACCACCCCAACCTTGGTCAGCTACGTATGCGTGGTCTGCGTGTGCGTGCCACAAATTGCTCAAACTCATTTTATCCATTTTACCTTCAGTCAAAGGCTGAACTTCTTCCATGTTTAATTTATGCGGCTGTGCTGTTACTTTACCTAAAGTGCCTTGAGCTTTTCTAATGCCAGCAACGTGTTTAGCTAGTGATGCTTTTTTCTCTGCTGGATCTCTAAGTTTACCACCAGAAAATTCTCTTGCGTTATCAGCACTATATGCTTTGTTTTTGTCTGCAATATGAGCTTGAAGTTTGTTATAGAGGGCTGTTCTATCAATCTCATCTAATTGCTCAAATTCAGCTGATTGCAAATACTCTTGAATTTCTTCAGTTGTGTATTCTGCAAATTCTTCTTCAAGTTGTGGTTCTGCCAAAGCAAATTGTTGCTCACTAGCTACCAAATTAGAAGCAATTTGTTGTTTTCTTTCTTCAAACTTAGCAGAAACACGGTCATGTATTTCAGCATATAAAGCATCACGTAGTGCTTTACCATCATCATCGTATGCATAATCAATAATATTTCTTGTTGAGTAGTCTGACATTATGTTCTCCTATAAAATTCGTTTTAATCTATCAAATGTTTTTTCTTCATTTTTAGATTTAGATTCTTGTTTAGATTCTTGCGCTTCCAAATCATTTGGATGACTTGGTTGTTGTGGTATATCGCTCATCATTTGTTGTTGAGCAATTTGATTTGATACCGCAACTGGTAAACCTAAGCCTGCTGCCTTTTCTTCTTCTATTTCTTCTTGCATCAACTTAATCTGGTCATCATTCAAACGCAATACATTTCTTTGTACCCATGCTTGAGAGAAGTATGTACCAACATAAGCATCTAATTCTGACAATAAAGAAATTCTTTCTCTAACTAATTCTGCATCTTTTAATTCGGAAAAGTTATTATCTTTAACGAAATCATATTGTATATATTCTTTGAATACATTCCATTCTTCATCTGTACAAATACCTTTCAATACGCATTGTACACGCAAAGCCTGGTCAAATATTTCCGCAAACTTGTTACGTAGTCTATCTACAAACTTGGCAAACTTTAATTCATCTCTAGTGATTTCGTTAACTTTACCTAGTGAGAAACCTGATTGTTCTGGATTCAAACGTGAAACTGGTACACACAAGGACTTATATAGTTTCTTTTCAAAGTACTTAACGTCTTCTAACTCACCTAAGTTTTGGCCACCAGGCAATGTAGTAATCTCTGTACCTTTACCACCTTCTCTACGTGGTAACCAGAAGTCTTCCATCATTGATAAGAACTTGCGGTCATCTCTGACTTCACCTGTGTTGGCATCATACACCAACTTGTTCTTGTACTTAACCATGATATCACGGAGGTACTGTTCAGCCTTTAGTTTAGGCAAGTTACCAACGTCAATATAGAATATACGTCTTTCAGGTGCACGAGAGATACGATAGATAACTGTCGCATCTTCAATCATCCTTAATTGATTAAGTGGCTTGATTGCTTTGTGAATATAAGACAACACAACTGCACGGCGTGAATCCATGAGTCCTGAGACAATAGAAAGAATAGAGTCTGTGGTAATGCGAACACCGACAGGTCCAAAACTGGAAGACGATCCAGTAGTTACCTTATCGTTAAAGATGTAATACTCATTGATTACATCCATGATATCTACACCAGTAGTCTCATCTTTACGTTTTTTAATCTCACGTATCTTACGTAATTTGCGTGGGTCAACGTATCTAAGTTCTTTGATACCTTGAGTAGGATTAGTTTTGTCTACAATGATATGGTAGAACAAACGACCATCAACATAGTACCTACGAAATATATCGTGAGCCATGTTTTTGAAGTTCATCAAACGCAATATGGTAGTGAATTCTTCTTTGATTGCTTTTTTAATTTTTTCTGGTTGTTCTAAATCATCCAGAATAATTTGTGTAATGTTACCATCTTTGTCTTCACAGATGGCTTCATTAACGATATCATCAATTGCACCCTCAATCTCAGGTTGCATTGCCATTTCACGGTAACGGGATATTAATTCTACCTCATTCTTTGCGGTGCCGTCTAGGTCTACATATGTACCATAGTAGGCCGCAGAAGTTATCGTCAGCGCTCCATCTTCATTACTCGGTGGTGAGAATGATTGCTGGGTTTTCTTATCTTCATCGTCTTTGTCACGAGAGATTGTAAAACCAAATAGAGAGAATTTATTGTTAGGTGTCATATTATTTAAATTTCAAGTTCACAAAAACATAAAGGAGAACCCGAAGGTTCTCCAGTATAACATTAGGTAGTTGTATTTGATGTCCAGTATTGATAGGCAAATGTTACTGAATATTCTTCAATAGTATCATTT